TGATCGACACGCCGTAATAGCCGCCGTGCGTCATGCGCGGATCGTAGATGTCGATGTCGATGCAGTTGTTGAGCTTGATGTAGTCGCCCGCCACGATGTCCGGTGCGTAGGGCTGCTTGGACCCAAAAGCCACGGGCTCAATGATTTTCGCGTTCGCCACGTACTTGAGGTAGATCGGGAACTGGATCAAATTGTTGCCGTACTCTGCGTCGTTCAGCGTCGGGCGCTCAATGATGATGTTCTCGACCATCGTCGGCTTGCCAACGCTGGCATTGGCTGCCGTGGTGAAGCTGTACGGCAGCGGCTTGTGGACCGTGAACGTAACCGGACCAGTGCCGGTGATGGCTTCGATCTGGCGCAAACACGCCTGCTTGGCCCCCCGCGCGTTCGGGCACCCTGTGATGACCGTATCGTCGCGCATCTCGACCCAATCGCCGACTGCCCAGCCAGACGGCAGCGATGCAAGTTGGAACGTGATGGTGCCTTCGATGGTGTTTGCAGACAGCGCAAACCAGAGCGTCGGCGCTTCGCCTTCAGCGCGGATGCAGTACGTCGGCGGGGTGCCGGTCGCGGGCACGAGGCGCGCATCAGCGTCGAACGACAGGTAGGTGCCGTTCTGCACGATGCGAATACCGCTCCCAGAAATGCCGTAGCGCGCGCCCGTGCCCGATCCGCGAAGCTGGGGGACGTTGACGCGCAGATTGTTGGCCAGCGCCGTGTTGATCGTGCTGGTCCAATCCGAGCCGTTCGGCGTCAGGACCGAACCCTCGCGGATGGCGAACGGCAGCGTGTTGATGGTGGCCTGCACCGTCGAACCGCTAGAGGCCCCCGCAAGCCCGGCGCCAGTGGACGCAGCAAGGGCCGGGTAGGTCACATAGTCGCCCAGCACGTCCGCAGCGGCCATGCCGGGGATGTTGTCCTTGGTCCAGATCAGCACGTCAGTCGCCGAATACAGCGCGAACTTGTATTCGGCGGTGTCGGTCAGCCAAATCTGGTTGGTGACGCGGCCGGCGCTGTCCAGAATGATCGGGTTGGCGTTCGGCGTTGCACCGCTAGAGCTGGTATAGGACGCCAGCGGCGTGGTCGTGCCCGCCGCGTAGGTGTAGAGCTTGCCGCCCGACAACGGGTCGCCATTGCTGTCGAAGAACTGCCAGCCAGCGCCGCCGATAGGGGAGAGAGCAACCATGGTGCGTCCTTAAGCCAGAAATTTCAGCTTGTAGAGTGTCGTGCGGTACAGTTTGACGATGGTGTCGATCTCGTTCTGGATCGCCGAGTCATCCTTCTTGAACACCTCATACCGCGTTTTCTGGATATCCGCCAGTTGGTCCTCCAGAAACGCGACGATGTTGGTCGTCCGCTTGGCGTTCATCAGCGAGATTGGGCCGATCAGGCCGTATTCGCCCTGGTACTGCTCTGCCAGACCGTCCGCGAGGTCCACGATCTCGTCGTAGAACGTCCCGAGCGCCGAATGCTTGGAGAAACTGCGCGTGTTGAGGTGGACCGAGTGGGTCATGTCGCGCGCGAGGAAGAGCGCGCCGATAAAGTCTGCGCAGGTCTTCATTCGACCACCCCTTTAACCGGCTCTTCCGCCATTTCGGGCGGAACAGGCGAAAAATCGCCCATTTCGGGCATTTCTGGCTGTTCTGCGGGCATTTCCGGCGGCATTTCGCCGCCAAAATCGCCCATTTCTGGCTGCTGGAACGTCGGAGCGACCAGATCGCCCGCGTCCATCGCCGCGTGGAGCGTCCCCAGCACGATGTCTTGGATTTGCTCGGGGCTCATGCTGTCCTGAACCGCTGCGATGCGCTTGGTTTCGGCGTCGTAAGCCTTGATCTGGGCCTCGAACGCATCGACCTGCACCTTCTGCATCTCGGCCGACTGCTGGACCTGCTCGATGGCGTCCACAGCACGGTTGAGTTCCTGCGTGAGGACTTCGATCTGCTGCTTGGCCATCTGCATCTCGGGGCTTTGGTCGTCGTCGGCCAGCACCTTGGGGTCGAGAATTTTCTTGAACCGTGCGGCCATTTCCTGCGCGCCCGGCCAATCCATGTTCTTGATGAACAGATCGCCCGCGACAGCCCAAAGCTGCGGGTTGGTCTGCAAAATCTGACCCATTGCGTCGAGGGCTTCCTGACGCTTGGTCATGTAGCCGGGGCCGGTCGTGACCATGACGTCGTAGATGCCGACGTTCGGGTTGTAGACTTTCTCGATCAGGCCGCCCGTCTCGACGTCGCGGATTTCCTTTACAGGTTCCGGCTGCTCGGGGTTGAACTTGACCATGCTCACTTCGCCGTCAACACCGATGATGCGGGCGATGCGCTGCGTGTCGTAGATTTTCGGGATCAGATCGACGAGCTGGCGCGTGACATGGCGGATCGCGCGGGCCAGATTATCGACGTAGTGGTAGGTGCCGACGTCGCCCTGCTTTTCGCGGGCGATGATGGCCTTGGCCGACCGCTCGTTGCCCTGCTGGCCGAGGCTGGCGTCGTACTGGCCCGTGGTTGCCTTGATGTCCTCGCCCGCGCCCATCTTGGCCTGAATGAGGCCGGTCTGGGGCAGCGGCGGTGCGGCGCGCGCGGGCAGCGGCAGCACGTTGCCGGCGCCGTCGGTGACGTCGGGATTGACCTCCAGATACGGCCAGTTGGTCGTATTGGCGGTCTTCCACTGCATTTCGTAGCCTTCAAACTGGCCGCCGTAGCCGATGAAGGGTGCCTTGGGGGCCAGCGCCAGCATCTCTGCCTCTTGGCTGGTCCAGTAGTTGTACATGCGCTGCGCGTCCTTGGCGTTGCGCACGAGGCCCGAGATGTACAGTTGGCCGTCAACTTCCCACTCGTTGCCGATGACGCGGACGACGGGTATCCACTTGCCCGGCCACTCGCGCTCCTCCAGCACGTCGAAGCCGTTGGTCTTCATCCACATGACCTTCTTGCGCTTGGCCTCGCGGGTGCGGATGGGGGCGCCGTAAATCGCCATGAGCTGCTTGTCGGCAGGCGTGCGGCTGAACGCGGTCTGGTTGTTCGGGTAGAGGTGCAGCGTCTTGCGCTCATAGGTGCAGTAGAAGTACTCCGCGATGCGGATCGTGTCTTCCTGCAACCACGACGAGAGGCCCTGATCGCCGACGCCTTGCGAGCGCAGCGACGAGATCGGCGTCGCGTCGGGGAACATGTGCTCGTATTCGGTCTTGAGGATGTCCTCGGTCACGAAGCACCACTCGGCGTCCGCGCCGCAGGGGTCTTGGATCGTCGGGTCCATGTAGACGCTGAAGGCGTTGCGGACGCGCGCGATGCGGATGTCCTGATCGAACGTCTCGTCGTTGCAGTACTCGGTCAGCAGGCGGATGTAGCCCTCGCCGTAGGTGACCTGGTTGTCGCAGGCCGTGTCGTAGGCGACGTCGGCGTCCGACATGTACTCGATGTGGCGCACCACGCCGTCCAGGATTTCCGCGACCTGCACGTCGGCGTTGTCGTCGGCCGGGATGACCTTGCCGCTGGGCCGGTTCTGGCGCTGCTCGTTTGTGACCTGACGGACGTGCTGTGGCAGCTTGTTGATCGTGAGGCAGGGCCGCGCGTTGATCGCCTGCCCCTGCACCGCGCCGCGCGTTGACAGCACGTCGGCGGGCCACTGCCACTGGTTGTCGGGCGAGCCTGCCATGAACCGCAGGTCGTCCAGCTCGTCCTCACGGCTGTCGGAGTACGCCGCCTGCGCCATCTGGAGGCGCGCGCGCATGGTCGCCATCTTGTCGCTGTCGGGGTTGCCTTTGGTCGGCGCGGGGTTGCTGCCCGTGTTGGCGACCTGACCCGCCGCGTTGATGCCCGTAGGGTCGGCCATGCCGTTACATCTCGCCCTTCTTAGCTAGCCATCCAGCCGGTGGATACACCGGACGAAGAGTACCCGCGCGACGGGTTTCTGTCAACGCTGCGGTCGCCCCGGTACTCGCGCGAGGCGACGGGGTGTGCGAACGTCAGCGCGATGGCGTCGGCGGCGTCGGGCGACGCAAGGCCGCGCGCCTTCATGTCCTTCTTGCTTTCGAGGAAGATCGTCCCCTTGCTGTCGGGTTTGATGCGCGGTCCAATCAGGTCGGTCTTCAGGAAGCGGTCCTGCGGCAGCGAGGCGTCCTTGAGCCAATCGCGCATGGCGGCCCATATCTCGGCGCGCTTGTTGCCGTACATGATCTGCTTGGATGCCTTGCTGCCGAAGTTGACGCCGCGCACCTTGTACCGCTGCTCCTTGAGCCGGTCCACGACGCCCGCGCCGAGGCCACCCTCGTCGATGCACACGAGCGCCGGATTGAACTCCTCGATGGCCTCGATGACATGCCCGACGACCTCCATCGTGTCCGCGCCCCGGTGCCGCTTAAGCGCGATGATGTCGCGGCCCTGCCGCACGGCGATGACGGTGGCGTCCGCACCAAACCGCGCCGGGTCCACGCCGATGGTGATCGGCGCGCTGGCGTCCTTGTGCTTCGGCCGCTGCATGGCGTCGTCCACGAGGTTGACGCCGATGAACTGGTCGTCGCCTTCGCTGGGGAACTGGCCAAAGACCTCGACGTTGGCCTGGTAGCTGTCCGCGCCGTATTCGTCGATGATGCGCTGGTAGAGGTTCTTGTCGGTGCCCTCGACCTCGCGGGCGTCGATGTGACGCTGGCGCCAGAACGCCCGCTTGGAGTTGAACGTCTCGTAGAAGTACCCCGTGTTGCGCCGGGGGTTGCTGAAGGCGAGGTGGAAGCGGTGCGGCGTGTTCTCCGTGAAGAAGCCATCCGAGACTGACCAGATGCTGTCGGGGATGCCGCTGGCCTCGTCGAACACGAGCATGACGCCGTCGAAGTTGTGGACGCCCGCGTACGCGTCGGGGTTCTCTTCCGACCACAGGCGGCCCTCGACCGCCCAGTAGCGCGTGCCCTTCTTGAGGTCGCGCTCGACCAGTTCCGTGAGCCACTTGGCCGGCATGATGCGCGTCGCCGCGATCTCGAACCAGTGGCTGTTTAGCGCCATCGCCAACCACTTGGTGATCTCGGCCCACGTCACCGACCGTAGCTGCGCCTCGGAGTTGGCCGACACGATGGTGGTCGAGCCGATGCGTGTCGATAGCATCCAGATGACGAGCCATGAGACGAGCGCCGACTTGCCGATGCCGCGCCCAGAGGCGACTGCCTCGCGGAAGGTGTCGTAGTCGAGCTTGCCGTTGTTCTGCTTGATGTGGTCGCGGATGTCGGCAAGGATTTCCCGCTGCCATTTGCGCGGGCCTTGGAAGTGTTCCAGCGGCGTACCCTGCTCGCCCCATGGGAACAGCAGCAGCACGAACGCTAGCGGGTCATCCTTGATCGACGGCGACCACAGCCGCGCCATCAGTTCCATTTCCTCGGAGGCGTTGTAGCGCGGGGTCTGCATGGCTGCGGTTGTCCTCTAGGTGGGGCACTTCGGTGTACAGCCCCTCAATGACGCGGGTCTGCGCTTTCTCCAGCGCGCCCGTGATGCTGATCTGCTGGTCGATGCTGACGTCGATCTGCTGCTTCGCTACCCACCCATGCTGGTGCTTGAGGATGTCGAGCGCGGCCTTGGCGTCGCCTGCGCGGGCGGCGTCGTGCAGCGTCTTTCCGGCGTTGAATTCGCCGTCGGCGCGGCCCTGCATCTCGGCCAGCTCGACCAGCGGGTCAAACTCCGCCAGTCGCCGGTACTGCGCCGGGGTGAGGCCAGCTCTCAAGGCGAGGCTGTCGCCCTTGAGGCCGTACCGGGCGGCCTCATAGATCGCCTCTAGCCGCGCCTCGGTGGCTTCGACGCGCTCGGGTTTGAACGGCAGGGAGTAGAAGCTCATGGCCGCCACTCTAATCTGTTGCGGGCCGGGATGCAAAAAAATTTTGCAAAAAAATTTGGTGCGACATTCTGGTCTACGAAAAATTGTCGGTGATCCGTCTGTCACAGTTACCGCGCGGCCTCGGCCCTCCCACCCCCGGTAGCCC